TCACCTCTTGGCCCATTGCTTCGGTTTGCGAGCTTGAGAGGATTCGGGCTGGCTGTCCATGTTCTGGGCGGTCGAGACGGTTACCGTGCCGTCGCGCGTCACCGTGAAGCTGGTCACGGCAAGGCCGGTCGCCTTCGCGGCGGCTAGGGCGCGCTTGATCGCGGCTTCTGTTGCGGCTGGGGCGGGCATGGGGGCTCCGGTTTGCGTGGGTTAGCTGGACAGACTTGGCGCGGGCTGCGCGGTAATCATTACCGGCGGATGCCCAGTGCCGAGTATTGTCAGGCGAACTGCACCGCCTCCATTGAGCATCTTCAGTTCCGATGGCGTTGGCTCCCACACGCTCGTCATATGGTTGGCGCCGTCTATGACTTCGTGCCTGATCGCGAGCGCGTAATATTCGTCTTGAGACTCAGCGAGGATGCGTGTGGCGTTTGCTATGCGTAGCGGGAGCATTGCGATCTCCTGGTCACTTCTTCGCCTCCCGAGCTGCTTGTTCGAGGCGCGCGATCCCGAGCAGCGTCGGCTTCAGCTCGTTCGGCGCGCTGTCGTAATGCACGCCCTTCTTTGCTCCGGCGAGGCGGGGGAGCATCGAGCGCGACACCAGTGTCCAATTCGTCGGGTCGGTGTTCTGCTTGTCGCCATCCAGGCACTTGAGCGCGTGGCCCGCCGGAATCGGCCCGTTGACGGCTTCCCAGTTGATCAGGTGAACCGCACGCCATCGCTTCTGGAGGGGAAGATCATCGTTCACCTTGCGCTCGAGGTAGCCATCCTTCGAGACGCGCTCGGTTCCGATGGGCTGATAAAGGCGAACAGCCACGCCGCGGCGCTCGCCGGGCTTGAACCAGCCCTTCTCCGAACCAGGAGCGCAAAAGCCCTTCATACCCTTGTTGTGCGTCTCGTGGCCGCGCTCGAACTGTCCGGTGCGGCCTGTGAGCCAACCGTGCCGTTTGCATAGGGAGTGATAGTTGGCGAGGGAAACATCTTCGCGACCGAACTTCTCGACAAACAGCGCGTGTGCCTCGCGACGGATCATCGACTTATGCGCCTCGATCCACGCAAGCTCCTCCTCACTGTAGCTGATCCGCTCACCCTTCGGCATTGTCGGTTTCCTTCGTCTTGCCGCCGATCTGGGGCAACATGGGCAGAATGGCCTGACCGTGTTCCGCGAACAGCTTCGCGGCCTTGAGCTTCAGATCCGCGTTCGAAGTGATCTTGTCGGCGACGGAGACTATGGCCTCGGTCCGGCTGACCTCGGTCGCGATCTGCTCGGGCGTCAGGTCTTCGTCCGATAGCCGCTCCAGCTGAGCAAACAGGTGATCGTTCAAGTCGGTGAGCTTGTTTTTCATCGTCCTGTCCTCGCGTTGTTTGTCAGGTGTTTCGGGTTTCCATCACTTCGATCGCGACGCCTGCAGCGGCGAGGCGCACGAGCGCGCTCTGACGATCGACAACTCCGAGTTTCTGGCAGATGTTGGTGGAGATTGCTTTCACGTTGCTCTCTGAGCATGAAAGCCGACGTGCCGCGACTTTGCGGGGGATGGCGAGCAGTGGGATCATATCTCGCTCACGCGGGGTGAAACTCGGCAGGGTTGCGGGCTGAATGGGTCCTTGAAAAAACATTATTTGGGCTCCCGGTTGGAGGCGAATTGCGAGGCATCGCCTATTCCGCGACGTCCTCACCTTGTTCCGTTGGTGGCGGAGAGTCCGCATCAACGGCTGCGCGATAAGTTGTGGCTGAAAACCAAGCGATCAGCGTAAGGATCAGCACCACGGCGGGTGCGAAAAGTTTGTGGTTCGTCAATTACTGAAGCCGATCTACTCGTACATTTACGTCCTCCTAGCACATTTTCGACATTCCGCAGAGGAGAGTGCTCTCTTTGCGTTTGGCTTTGGAGCACCGTCGGAGACATCACTCGATACCCAACGCAGACTTGTAGAGGTCGAAGATCGCGTCCTCCTCGGCGACGTCGTCCTTGTCGCGCTTGCGCAGGGCGACGATCTTCTTCAGCACTTTGGTGTTGTAGCCGCGGGCCTTGGCTTCGGACATGACGTCCTTCTGCTGCTCGGCGATGTCCTTCTTCTCGGCTTCGAGGCTTTCGAACTGCTCGATGAACTGGCGGAGCTCATCGGCGGCGACGGAGTAGGCCTTGTTCTCTGCCTGTGCGAAATCATGGTCATGTTTCATCGGTGGATATCCTTGCTGTTTGCGCAAAGCCTCACGGGTCTTGCGGATCTGTTCGAGCGAGACCGGCCCGATTTCGACCGTGTCTACGGCGGGGTCATTGGCGTCTGCGCTCGGCAGGATGTCGCGCTTCCCAACGTGGTTGGGTGCGGAGATGAGGCCGGTTTTCTCAAGGTGCTCGATGATCTGCGCTGCCTTGTTGTAGCCGATCGCGAGCCTTCGCTTGAGGAACGAGGTCGAGGCTTTCCCGTGCTCGGACATGATCTTCCGTGCTTCCGCCACGAGGGCGTCGAATTCTGGGGAGCTTGTATCGAGCATGTCGAGCCTCGCTGTTAGGGGATGAGTGCGATTAGCGCGACACAAGCGATCGCGATCGTAAGAGCGAGAACCACCGGGCCAAGACGCAATGCATCCTGCCAGCTGTCGGCGCGGATTGCGTTGCTGTTCAGGTGTTCTTGCGACGAGAAGAACTCGGCGTCCTGCCGTTCCGCCTTGGCGGTCTCATCGCGAATGAATTGGTCGCGGAGGCGATCATAACTCTCGGTCATGCTGCGTCTCCGGGGCCACCGTGGCGGGAAACGCGGTCGCTGAAGTTCCAACTATAGCGACAGCGCTTCCCGCGCTCGTGCATGAGGCTGAGCCACGCGGACTCGCGCGCTTTCTTGCTGGCGGCGGCAGCGCGGGTCGGATCGGTCACGAGGGTCTTCGCCCAGTTCGTCGTGAGAGTATGCATGGATGCCTCCATCGGGTTGCGATAGAGACTAGAATATGGAGTAAAAATACCCTGTCAAGTAAAAAGGGGTATAATTACCCCATCTGGGCCGGGCGTATGGTGCGGGCTTGTGGCGTCACCAGTGGCAAGTCTCGCGAAGCGGCTTGATCACGTCATCGATCCCCGAGATATCGAAGGTCATGCTGACGCGGGCCTCGCTGAACGGAGTTGCCTCTACATACAGTTTCGATCCGCCGAGAAGGTTCTTGATGAACGGAATGGATGATCCTCCGTTCCAGAGTCCGAGCGCCATGTTGTTGTTCGACTCGCGCATATTGACGCGTGCTGGTTGCTGATCATCGACTCGATAGGCGACAACGCCGTGCCCCGAATTGGACGACATGAACAGGCCGCCGAAGACGATGTAGGCGTTGGTCGTGTTGCTTTCGCACCTGATCACCAACGCGGCAGGGTCCTTGGCTTGGAAGCGGTCATGCATCGGTTCGGAAGAGAGGGTGGAAATCCTCACGATCTTGGAGTCGTCCAGCTTCGAGGTCTCACTATTCACCAACCAGTTTTTCCGGGGCTCCGGCTTAATCGGGGTGTAGAAGACGGACGACGGGTCGTCCGTCTGTTTTGCCAACGCGCTGTCTTGGTCGGTTTTTTGGGCCTCTTTGGCCGGCTTGCTCTGGAAGGCGGCGTCGAAACAGTCCAGGCGCTTGTCGTCATCGGCAATTTTCGCACAGCTGCTACCGGCTGCCTCCTTGGATGTGGTCTCCGCCAATGCGGGGACGCTCAGGCTCCATGCCAAGAGCGGAATGGCGGTCGCAAATATGATGGCCTTCATCGAAATAGGTCTTTCTGTTGGTCAGGTATGTATTTTTCGCACGAATTCCTTGGGTAGGCTGAGGCGGACCGGCGCTGCCCATTTCAGGGCGACGTCATGGCGGTTCTCTGCTATGGGGTTGATCGAGATGAGGTGGAAGCGGCCCGGCTCCGAGCCGGTTTTCACCTGCTTGACCCATGCGCGGCCTTCGTCATCCTCGCAGACGCAAATTCTGCCGATCGCTTCTGTCGGCACGCCGAGCGCGTCGCGGGTGTAGAAGAGGATGGTTCCTGGTTCGTAGACCGGGGTCATAGAGTCGCCCGCGACCTCGACGGCGACAATGCCATGGGGCGATAGGTCTGCCGGGCAGGCGACATGAAAGAGCCCGTCACCTTTTGGATGTGCGTCTACGAGCTCGATTTTCGCGCCGGCACCGACTTGCCCTGCGACTGCGATGGTTGCGGGCTCTTCGGCCGAAGCGCCCTCGAGAAACTCCTCCAGCGTTACGCCGAAGTAGCGCGCGATCTTGATTGCATCTTCAAGATTCGGGCGCTGGCTCTTTCCCTGCATCACGTTTTTGAGGAAGTCATAGGGGACGCCTGCCTCCGCTGCGGTTTTTCGCAGCGAATTTCCCTTTCGCTCTTGGGCGGCAATAAGGGCGTCAAGAAAGCTCAGTGTCATTGGGCAATTTTACCCCGCGCTTGTCATCGCATCCATGAAGTAAAAATACCCTTGACCTGGGAGTAAAATTACCCCACCAAATGAGGCATGGAACAGCTCATCACCGAAATCGAAGTCTATGCACGGCATGCTGGCATGAAGCCGCAAGCGGTTCTGCGCGCGGCAATCAATGCAAAGTGGTCGTCTTGGGCAGGGTGGGTTGCCGGAACATCTAGTCCGACGATGGCGAACGCCGATCGAATTCGAGCGTGGATGCGGATGAACCCCCCGGGTGAGAGCACCAATCGCAAAAAGGCTTCCTGACATGACCAAACCTCATCTCGTTTCAGTCTCATCTCCGCAGCCTGCCGAAGGGCCCGCGCAAAAGTCCCATCCCAATCCGTTCGACGGTCGCGGTAGGGGCCGCGAAGCGCATCGCCGCGCGCATGGTTGGCGCGTTGATCCATTGCCTTATCGCGTGGCGTTTCTCGATCGCTGGTCAGCGTTGATCCGTCACCTGTTCGGTTCGCGGGAAGATGTCGCGTCGGCGTTTGGCGTGACGTTTCAGACCGCATGCAATTGGTGGGACGGCACGAACCGGCCCTCTGGCGATAAGGTGGCGCTGGCGGCGATTACCTGGCCCGAGGCGTTCGCGCGTTTCATGGACGAGGCGTGAACTATGCGCCGGTGTGGGGTTGATCTTCTGATTGCAAACGGGCTGGAGAAAGCGCGGAAGCACCCTTTCTCAAAGGGTCATTGCGCGCCAGATCGCAGCGATCAAACAGGCCGTGCCGGAAATGTAAAGCACGACGCTGACGACGGTAATCTTTCTGGCGGGTCCGGTGATCTTAAAGTCGCTTCCAACGATCTGCCGAAAGGTTCGCGTTTCCGCTTCGCCAAAGCCAAATCCGATCATCACGCCTGCAATCAGTCCAATCAGCACGTCGTCGTGCGGGGTTCCGATTACGAGAACCCACATAAAAATCAAAAGCCCGATCAGTCCCATTCCGGCATACCATTTCTCGCTCACGAGGGCGGCAAGATCGCCTGCGACCTTGCCAAACAGGGTTTCCATTCGGTTGGTCCTTTCCAATGTGACCGGGTGGATTGCTCGGCCGGAGGTGGTGCTCCGGTCGAGTGCCTATTCAGCATGCGCAAAACTAGCGCAGCGTCAAAACCTTTCGAAATATGCCATGTGCGGGGTTCGAAACCTGTGTTCACTGCCGCCCGCACGGGCTCAACTGGCGCGCGGGGCTTGCTCGCACCGCGCGTCCTTTTCTTTCCGGCCGGCCTATGGAGCCATGGGTTGCGAGCCGTAGCGGGGGGCGGTCACGGTCGGAAAGCCCCCGCCCCCATTCCGGGCGAGCGGCCCCACAACGCAGGTAACATCGTAGCCGGGGGCGGTGACGCCCGGAATTCCCCGGCGCCCATTTCCATTTCGGCGCGCTTCTCCTCCGAGTGCCGAGATCACGCGGCGGGGCAGGGGCCCCACATGTCCCGCCGCGTGCGGATCCCTTCCGTGCGGGGAAAAGCACGGCCTTCCTTGTTGGACCTGCGGGCGGGGTTCGCCTCGCCCGCCTTTTCACAGTCTTCGACATCGGGGTGCCTCCAATGAATGCGCTCGCATCCAAAGTGATCGGTGGTGCTGTGCTGGCGCGCGCGACAGACCCTGCGACCAGGCGCCCAGCTCTGGCGCATTTCCTGCGCCGGCGCAGCGGCAAACTCATACCTGTTGCGCTGACCTATGGCGAATTCGTCACCTGTCTCCCGGCGGCACAACGGGTGCTCGCAGCTGAGGTGCTGTCTCACCTGCGCGCGGCCGGTTGGGTTCAGCGCGGCAAGGGCGGTGAGGCCAATGGTGATCTTCGGATCTTCGAGCTTTCCACCTCTGGCGCGGTTATCGCGTTGCAGGATGCAGGGGTGACCGCATGATCCGCGCAGATATTCAGTACGCGGCCCCAGACTGGTCTGCCCTGAAGGGCCTCTTTGATGGCTCGAAGCTTCTGCGGCCCGGCGTGAGCGTCCCTGAGGTTGCGGGGCTCGGCTCCGGTCGATCGGTCTATCTAGCGACCCCATACCGCCGCGAAGTGACCAATGCGGATGGCAGGTTCGATCGCTGGCTCGGTCGGCAGGCCGCGTCTGCTGCCGCTCTTTGGTCGTGGCGCTTAGCGCAGGAGGGCGCGAGCGCGGTGTCTCCTGTGATCCTGTCGACTGCGATCTGCGAGATTGGGATTGATCTCGGGCAGGGGCCAGACCCGCTCGATGATAGCTTCTGGTCGGCGTGGTGTTTGCCTCTGATGCGCGATGCTGCCGTGTTCGCCGTGCCGCCGATTTCGGGCTGGGATCGCTCGATCGGGGTCTGGCGTGAAGCGTGCTGGGCGCTTGAACGGAATGTGCCGGTCTGCCTGATCGCCTCGCCGGTTGCGGAGGTATGCTGATGGGCGCGCGCGTATGGACAGATTTCGAGATCAGAGGCGTCAGATACGCCACCACGGCTGACGCCGCGCGCGCGCTCGGGGTCTCGACGGAAAATGTCCGTTTGATGCTGCGCCGCGGGCGCGCAGACAAGATTGGTTTGGGCCAGTCCGCCAAAGCTATGCCGATCCGGATCAGAGGCGTCGATTATCCGAATGCCCGCGCTGCCGCGAAGGAGTTCGGTGTGACGCCGGGCGCGATCTGGAAGGCACTGAACGATGGCCGCATCGACCAAATCGGGCTGCCGCAGCGATACGGCGTCTCGCGGGCTATGCCGATCACGATCTCCGGTATCACGTTCAGCTCCCATGCCGCTGCCGATCGGGCGCTTGGGTTCTCCCCTGGTTACATCGCCCACGCAAAGAAGCTCGGGCGCCACTCTGCTCTCTGGAAGGCGGTGCATGCTGCTGTGCGCCTGAAGCGTGAGCGCGATGCGCAGGACGCGGCAGCCGCCGCAGCTGAAAAGAAGCGTGTTGGTGAGATCGAGGTCGATGCATTGCCTGTCGACACTCGTTTCGAGGCGGCACTCTCATTCCAGCGCCAACTCACGGGGCTATCGCGCCACGCGATCCTCGGCCGGTGCCGCAAAGCAGCTCTCGTTCGGGCACGCCACATGGTTTGGTTTCGTGCTTGGCGGGCAGGAATGTCCGTCTCCGAGATCGCAGCCTGCACTGGCCGTGCGGAAGAGACGGTGAGCGCCGTGCTTTCAAGGCTTGAGGCGAGTGGAAAAGCGAAGCGGAGGGCTGCATGATGCCACACCGGGGCACGCATACGCTCGATCGTGCCGACGATGAGCGCGATCTCAAGATGCTCGAGCTTCGCTGCGAAGGGTTTGCAGCCTCCGCGATCGCTACGCGCTTCGGGATGGCGCGCGGGTCAGTTCTGCGGATCACCAATGACATTCGACACGCCGACACGACGCAGAGCGGCGAGCCGCTCGAAGCTGTCGCAGCGGGGTACTGGTGATGGCTGGCGCCCAGGTGACCCGGAAAGACGCGCTGCGCGAGCTGCCTCTTGGAGACTGTATCGCGCGCCTATCGCGAGGCGAGGCGGGCGTGTCGATGGTGATCCTGCGCGACCTCGGTGACGCGCGGCCGGTGCTCTGGAATGACTTCCCACGCGCCGAGACGCCTGCGCAACTCCGTGCTCTTGCCGACGCGGTCGAGGCAGAGCTTGCCGCGCACGAGGTGAGCGAATGAGCGAGCTTGCTCCGATGACATTGGTGGATTCGGGAGAGTTGCCGGAATATCCTCTCGGGTCGGAAGACCGGCTCGATAGCCATTACTTCATGGTCTGGGAACGCCGCCGCTGGCTGAACAGCGACATGCGCCTCAAGGCGACGGCTGAGTGCAGGGCCTATTACTTCGACCTGATCAATATCTCCTATGACCAGTCGCCGATCGGTACGCTGCCGCTCGACATGGAGCTGCTCGCCAAGTTGTTGTTCGTGGACGCCGCGCACTTTCGGTCGCTCTGTCGTCTCGACTTCGGGCCGCTGCACAAGTGGTCGCAATGCATCGTCGAGGGCGGAGAGGTCAGGTTGATGCATCCGATGGTTCTGCGCACGCTGACCGAGGCAATTTCCCGCAAGGAAGACAACCGTGCGCGGAACGAGGCTGCCAACGCAAAGAAGCGCATCCAGCGCCTGCGCAGCGTCATAGCTGGATACCACGCCGAGCTGGCGAAGAACGATGCAGCGATCCGTTTCATGGATCAGTGGCTGCAAGAGCAAGGATGCGAATACCGCACCTCGCAATGGATCGAGCGCGCCATGGCGGCGTGGTCCGATCACATGCTCACCCTCAACATGAAGAACCGCCGAACAATGTCCTGAAGTGTCCCGGGGACAGTTCGAGACAGTCTCGGACAATCTCAGACTGTCCCGCACGATAGGGAAAAGACAGAGAAATAGAAAAGACAGAGGGACAGTCCGCGCCAGAGATCGCACCGGAACGCGGGCTGAGATGTGGATAAGTGCTGAGAAAAGGAGCCTGAGCCATGGACAGCGCAGATCAGGAAGCCGGAGAGAAGCGGGTCAGGGAGCACCTCGTGCTTCCGCTTGAGCGCCGCGGGTTGGTGAAGCCATCGACGCTGACGCGGGCACAGTATGACGAGATGATCCGCGATCTCTGCGCGCGGCTGGCCTATATGACAGAGGCTGGTCTCGACGCGCTCGAAGAATGCGCGGCAGCTCAGCCCGGCGGCAAGGGGCGGGACCGGATGCCAATCGCGAACGATCTGCTCAAATGGGCTGTCGAGATCGAACCGCCGCGCGATGACGGATCACCCCTGATGCGCAAGGTTTTCGCTCATGACATTGGTCGGCGCGCGCTTGATGGCGGGTTCGCTCCAGAGCTGCTCGCCGAGATTAAGAAGCACCGCCGTTGGCCCGGTTCCTACATCGTCGACCAGGCGCAGAGCAGAGCGCGAGACAGCATCGTGAGGCTGGAAGATATCGAGCGACGCTTGATGGCCGGCCGCGAGGTGACGCCTCAGGAAGCACAGTGGCGAGATCGGCGCCGCGAGGTGGTCGCCCGGTGCGAAGAGTGGTCCAGTGCAGGTGGGGCGCAATGACAAAAGTTTTGGACTTCTCGCAAGCGTCGGTCGCTATTGCGGCGGTCGGAGTTGGGCGCGGAATGCGCGAGCTGTCGATCGAGGCCGCGTTGGTCTGGGCATTCGCAACAGAGCGATCCAGCATCGATTTCGCGGAAGAGCGAGACCCTGACAGCTATGCTGGCGGTGGCAGCGCGGATTCGGTTTGGACGTTGATGAAGCGCGGGCGGCTCGGGTGCCGGGTCGACGGTGGCGGGTACTCTGAACCGCACGATGACGCGCAGATGATCTCGTCACAGGTCGCCGCGCTTTCGGAAGGTTCCGGCGGTCGAAAGATGGCGCTGCAGGTGGCGGAACTTGCACGGGTCGGGATGCGGCCTGACTGGATGAAAGATGCTCGTCCACGCTGTGTCGCGGCAGAATGGAAGGGAAACCGACACGGCCGTGGGGCGGCGACGGCAGACGCTGCAGATCTCGGGTCAGTAGGGTGGAAGGCTGCACCTCGTCGGAACCGAAAGGGCGTCGTTGTCCATGACCCAGTGCGGTACTGCCCCGTGATCTTCACCCCAACCGCTCGCACCATCGCAGCGGCCCGGCGCAACTACCTGCAATGGTGGGGAGCGCTGCTGGAGATCGGTGCGCATCTGAGGCTGACCGGTGTGCTTTCCGGCATCAAAATCACCGATGAGATGCCGCCGCTTCATCCGTGGCGAGCAGAAAGTTCTTGACGAAATCTAGAGCTGTTGACATCTTGCCCTTGCAACACGTGCGCCCGGAGCGGAGATCCCGCTGCCGGGCGTTCTTCGTTTCAGTGGTAGATCAGCGAGACATGCATGGGAAAGCTTGCAGGCCGCGGTCTGCCGTCGCGATTGGGTAAGGCGCCGTCGCGCTTCACCACTTCGAGCCCAACAGGAGATGCATCGGTGAGCCGAACGGTGCGACGCCGTGAGGTATCGCCGTGGCGTGCGTGGTACTCGACTGCGCGCTGGCAGAAGCTGAGCTTGAAGGTTCGCGTCGCGGCCAACTTCATCTGCGCCCGGTGCGATGAGCTGGCGATCGGCAAAGGTCAATCGGTCGCCGACCACAAGATACCTCATCGAGGTGACCCGGCTCTCTTCTGGGATGAGGGGAACCTGCAGTGCCTCTGCAAGAGGTGCCACGACATTCACAAGCAACGCGAGGAGGCGGCTGGCCTCCACCGGTAGCGCCGCGAGGCCGACCTCCGCGCGCGGTTGGCTCCGGCGGGCCGCAGGCGGGGGGTGGGTCAAAAGTCCAGGGGGGCTCGGCGCCCAGACCCGCCGCCCCCTCATCCGCACGTTTTTTTCTGGGGAGGACGGAATTTTGAACGATCCTCGTGAAAGAGATCTATTCGGCAATCCCGTGAGAGCCGGTAAGGGGCGCCGTGGGCGGCCTGCCAAAGAGCTGACTGAAAAAGACGTCGACATGCTGGAGGCGGGCCTGATGAAGGGCTGGTCGAACCAGCGGCTCGCCGATGTGCTGGGGGTCGGTCTTTCGACGCTCAAGCGGAATTTTGGGCCGATGCTCCGTGAGCGGAGTGAGTTCCCGGATCGGCTCAAGCTGGCGCTGTTCGCATCAACAGTTCGGAAGGCGCTCGAGAAGGGCGACATGGGTGCGGTCCGCCAGCTCCGTCAGTTGATCGGAGAAGATGAAGCGCTTGAGATCGAGCGCAAGCTTCGCGACCTGCCGGACGAAAAGGACGAGCCGGAAGTGGTGGGCAAAAAGGAGGCTCAGCGGCGCGCGGCGAAGGATCTCGTCTCTGGGGATGCCCAAGGCACTTGGGGCGATGACTTGAGCCCGGGTTATCGGAACTGATGGACGGCGCGCTCGATCTCGGCCGGGACGATTGGTCGACAGCCGTTCCCGACTGGGAAGATCGGATCCGGGGAGGCCGCTCGCTTATTCCGGACCTGCCGCTCTTCGATGAGGTGGCGGAGAAAGCCCTTCGCATCTTCAAGCGGTTGCGTGTTCCGGACCTGATCGGCACGCCGACCTACGGCGAGGTCTGCGAAGAATGGGTTTTCGACCTCGTGCGGGTGATCTTCGGGAGCTACGACCCGGAGACCAAGAAACGGATGTTGCGGGAGTTCTTCCTGCTCATCCCCAAGAAGAATGGGAAGTCGGCGATCGCGGCGGCGATCATCGTGACGGCAGCGATTCTGAATGAGCGCCCGCAGGCGGAGCTGATCCTGATCGCGCCGACGCAGAAAATCGCAAGCATTGCGTTCAAGCAAGCAAAGGGCATCATCGCGCTCGATCCGCAGCTCACCACGCTGTTTCATGTTCAGAGCAATCTGAAGGAGATCACCCACCGGACGACGAACGCAGTCATCATGATCCTGTCGGCTGACGGCGATGTCGTGACGGGATCGAAGGCCACCTACATCTTGGTCGATGAGACGCACGTGCTCGCGAGCAAGCACAAGGCACCGGACATCTTCATCGAGTTGCGCGGCGGTCTCGCCTCGCGGCCTGAAGGTTTCATGCTGCAGATCACGACGCAGTCGAAGGATCGGCCGACCGGGCAGTTCGAGAAGGAGCTGCAGCGGGCCCGCGATGTGCGCGACGGGAAGCTCGACCTGCCTGTGCTGGCAGTTCTCTATGAGCTGCCGAAGAAGATGATCGAGGCTGAGGCTTGGCGCGACCAGAAGACCTGGGGGCTGGTCAATCCGAACCTGGAGCGGTCGGTATCGCTCGACTACCTGCGCGACAAGATGATCGAGGCCGAGAGCGACGGGCCGGAAGCGCTCGCGCTGTTCGCCTCACAGCACTTGAACGTGCAGATCGGGATTGGTCTCGGCAGCGGGCGCTGGGTCGGCGCCGACTACTGGGAAAAGGCTGGGCGCGACATGTCGCTCGACGACGTGATCGAGACATCTGAGGTCTGCGTCGTTGGGATCGACGGCGGCGGTCTCGACGATCTTCTGGGGCTTTCGGTGCTCGGCCGACACTCGGAAACGAAGAAGTGGCAGCACTGGGCGCGCGCTTGGGCGGATCGCGACGTGCTGCGGCTGCGCCAAGTCATCGCGCCGGAACTGGCGAAACTAGAGCAGATCGGCCAGCTGACGCTCGTCGACAATATCGAGGACGAAGCGAACCCGCAGATCGTCGAGATCTGCACGCGGTTGCGCGAGGCGGGGCTATTGCCCGAGGAACGCGGGATCGGGATGGACCCGGAAGGGGTCGGCTCGATCATTGACGCTCTGGTCGAGGCTGACTTCGAAATGTCGATGATCTGCCCGATCAGCCAGGGCTACAAGCTGAACGCGGCGATCAAGACCGCACCGGTCAAGCTGAAGAATGGAACATTCGTTCACTGCAACCAGCGTCTCATGACCTGGTGCGTGAGTAACGCAAAGACCGAAGCGCGCGGGAATGCGGTGATCGTAACGAAGGCTCAGAGCGGATCGGCAAAGATCGACCCGCTCATGGCGCTCTTCAACTCGGTCATGCTGATGAGCTGGAATCCAGTGGCCGCAAAGAGAAACGACCTGCGCGACTTCCTGTCTAACCCGGTGATGGTGGTATGAAGCGATTGATCAAAGCAGCCATTCGAGGCGTTCGCCAGGAGCTGGCCGTCGGTCAAAGTGGCTGGGTGAGCACAACTACCGCGCAGTCGCTTCCGACAGTTGGTTATAGCTCGGCAGCAGGAAAGAACGTCTCGGCCGACTCCGCTTTACAGGTCTCTGCTGTGTGGGATTGCGTCAAGGTCACCTCACAGGTCGTTTCTTCGCTCCCGCTCAAGCTCTTTGAGCGTAGCGGGCCGAATGCGCGGCGCGAAGTGGATCATGACATCGCCTCGATCGTCGGGTCGAGCCCGAATTCGGTACAGACGAACGTCGAGTTTTGGGACGGGATGGTGGCGCATCTGACGATGCGCGGAAACGCTGTGGCGGAGCGCCAATTCGTCGGGCGCAACTTGGTCGGGCTCAAGCCGCTCCCGGGGCTTACGCCCTTTCTCGATCAGTCCGGAAAGGTGGTCTACGAGTTTTATGACCGCGGCAAACGCGAGAAGCTTCCTGCGGAGAAGGTTCTGCATCTTCGCAGCTTTGATCCGGGCACCGGGATTGGCCTCTCCGCGATCAAGTACGGCGCCAATTCTATCGGCGCTGCGCTCGCGGCGGATGAAACTGCGGGAAGCGTGTTCTCGAACATGATGATGATGGCAGGCTTTCTGATGTCGGAGCAGACGCTCGACGCTGAACAGCGCCAGCAGGTGCAGGACATGATGCAAACCTTCGCGGGGTCGCGGCGCGCGGGCAAGATGATGACGCTCGAGGCTGGGTTCGATTTCAAGCAGGTTCAAATGAACCCGGAGGATGCTCAGCTTCTCGCGACCCGCCAGTTTCAGGTTGAGGATGTGTGTCGCTGGTTCGGAGTACCGCCGATCATCATCGGCCACGCCGCGCAGGGGCAGACGATGTGGGGGAGCGGGATTGAGGCGATCATGCTGTCCTGGCTGACACTGGGAATCAACCCGCTCTTGACGCGGATCGAGGCTCGGCTGAACCGAGACATCATCCCTGCCGAGAAGCGCGGTAAGTGGTTCTTCAGGTTCAATCGCGAGGCAATGCTGCAGATGGATAGCAAATCGAAGGCTGAGTTCCTGTCGAAGATGGGCCAGTCGGGAACGATGACCGCCAACGAGCGCCGCGCGAAATTGGACCTGCCGCCGCATTCTGATCCCAACGCGAATGAGTTGCTCGCGCAGACGGCGCTCGCGCCGCTCGGAGACCTTGGAAAGGACACGAACCAATGACGATGCGCAATCTCCCGAAAGCAAATGTGCCCGTCCATCCCGGCGTGAAGTCGCATGTCGGTGAAGTGGCCGCGAAGCGCTGGAACCCGGATATTCGCGCGGCGGCGAGCAGCTCCGATTCTGAGCGCACGATTTCCGTGCTCGACGTGATCGGTGCTGACATGTGGGGCGACGGCATCACCGCCAAGCGGATCGCCGGTGCGCTGCGCGCGATGGGGGATGGACCTGTCACGGTGAACATCAATAGCCCGGGTGGGGACTTCTTCGAAGGACTGGCGATCTATAATCTTCTGCGCGAGCACAACGGGGAAGTCACCGTTCATGTGCTCGGGATGGCAGCATCGGCCGCTTCGGTCATCGCAATGGCTGGCGATCAGATCCTGATGGCCCGTGCGAGCTTCCTGATGATCCACAATACCTGGGTGCTCGCCGCCGGAGATCGCCATGCTTTCCGTGAGGTCGCAGATTGGCTTGAGCCGTTCGATGCCGCTGCGGTCAGCATCTACGCCGCGCGCACCGGTATCGACGAGAAGAAGCTCGGCGCGATGCTCGACAAGGAGACCTGGATCGGCGGCGACGCTGCGGTCGAACAGGGTTTCGCCGATGATCTTCTGAGCTCCGATCAGATCGATGCTTCACCTTCCAACAGTGCCGGCGCTGGCCATGCTGCGCTGAAGAAGCTCGACATGCTGCTCGCGAACGGGGTGAGGGCTACGAAATCCGAACGGCGGGAACTTCTCGCCGCGGCAAAGGGGGGCAAGTCTGGCGCTGCCCCGACCGGCAAGTCTGGCGCTGCCGTTAGCGACTGGGCGCAGTCTGCGCTCGACAAACTGAAAACTCTCTGAGGAACACGACAATGAAAAAGCTCATGATGCCCGCCATTCATTTGGCGGCAATGCAGGCGCATGTCCCGGTTGCAGTGATCGGTGGCGTGCGGAATGAAACGCTCGATACCGAAGCGATGCTGAAGAAGGTCAGCCAGCAGCTCGACCAGATCAACGGCGAGACCAAGAAGACCGCGGAGAACGCGCTGAGCGAAGCCAAGAAGGCGGGCGAGGTCTCGGCGGAAACCAAGGAGACGGCCGACAAACTGCTGACGCAGCAGACCGAGCTCCACAACGCCGTCAAAAAGCTGACCGAAGAGCTCGAGGGTGTGAATCAAAAGCACCTCGATATCGCTCAGCAGATCGCCGATGGCCTGCCGGGTAACAAGACCGGCGGTGTGAAGTCGCTGGGTCAGGCGGTGCTTGAGAGCCACGACAAGATCAAGGCCTTCAACGGCGGTACGATTGCCCTCACGGTGAACAACGCCATCACGACCGCGGCTGGCTCCGGCGGCGGGCTCATCTTCCACGATGAAGAGCGTGATCCGGTGCGTATGCCGCGCCGCCGGCTGCTGGTTCGTCAGCTGCTCACGCAGGGGCGCACATCGTCCGACCTGGTGACTTACCGAAAGCAGGTGGTTCGCACCAACGCTGCCGCTCCGGTTGCCGAGGAGGGGACTTACCAAGCTTCGACCTACGGTTGGGACAAGGCGACGGCGCAGGTCAAGAAGATCGGCCACGTCACCCATGTTTCCGAAGAGGCCTTGGCTGACGCAGACCAGCTTCAGACCGAGATCGATGGTGAGCTTCGCTACGGTCTCGATCTCGAAGAAGAGAACCAGATCCTCGCGGGCGACGGCACCGGTGAAAATCTCTCGGGGCTGCTGAGCAATGCTCCGGCATTCGTCGCAGCTGCTGGCCTTCCGAACGCAACGCGGATCGATCGTCTGCGTCTGGGTATTCTTCAGGTTACCCTCGAAGATTACATCGCTTCGGCCATGCTGCTGAACCCTCTCGACTGGGCTGCGATCGAGCTGCTCAAGGTTTCGGGCACGGACAACCGCTACGTCTGGGGCAACCCCGCAACCGGCAACACGCCGATGCTCTGGGGCAAGGACGTGGTCGACACGGCCTCGATGTCTTCGGGCGAATGGCTGGTCGGTGATCTCGCGATGGCGGCGACCTACTACGATCGCTCGGAAGTCGAAGTGCTGTTCTCGACCGAGCACGGCACGAACTTCATCGAGGACATGGTCACCATGAAAGCGCGCAAGCGCGCTGCGATGGCGAACAAGCGTCCGCTGGCGATGGTGCAGGGCGACTTCACCTTCGTCTGATCGACGTAGCAGAGCGTAGCGGCGCAGTCAGCTGATCGCGCCGCTTTCTCACTGAAAAGGAGACTGACATGTTCGTTCATGTGAAATCGACGCGGCATACCAAGATCGGAACCCTCCGTCGCGGTGTCGTGTATGCGATCGACGAAAATAACCAGGCGGCTCGTTCCGTGGTCGCAGCCCACACCGGGGGCGATAACCCCGCGATGAAGAAGGTCAGCGCGGCGGAAGCGAAGAAGCTCGCCACCAAGATGGTGTCGCTCGACCTTGAGGATGGATCGCCCACGCTCAGCGAGGATGCTGATGAACTGTCAGCGCAGTTCGAGGCAATGACTGGCGCCCTGAAAGCGGCGGAAGAGCAGCGTGATGCTGAAGCCGCGAAGGTGACCGAGCGCGATGCAAAGATCGACGAGCTGACGTCGGCGCTCGAAGACGCTGAGAAGCAGCGCGATGACGTGATCGCGCAGGCTTCCGAGCAGAAAGCCAAGATCGATGAGCTGCAGGCCATGGTCGCCGAAAAGGACGACCAGAAGCCGAAGCAAGACGGCAAGAAATAACGGTAGGGAGCGCTCCGCATGGCTTTGCAGGTGTCCGACCTGAAATTGCATCTCAAGATCGACTTCCCCGACGACGATCTTGAACTGGATCGGATGCTCTCTGCGGCCACGATGCATGCGGAGCGTTACCTCCGGCGCGATTTCGCGACTGAGTACCCAGACGGCCTTCCGAAGCCGATCGAGGTAGCAATCATGCAGCATGCAGCGAACATGTACCGTTTCCGGGAAACAGCTTCGACTTCGAGCATCACCGAAGTCCCTATGGGATGGAAAGAGCTGCTCTCGACTTACCGGGTGTTCAGTTGACTGGGGCAGGGGCGCTTGGTCAGCGTGTCGCGTTCGATGCACCTGGTTCTACGGTCGGGCCCGGCGGTGTCGTGTCGTCGACTTGGCAGCGCCATCACGAATGCCGCGCCCAGCTGATCTATCAGCGCGGCAGCGAGGTGGTTGAAGCGGCGCGCCTTGAGGGGCGGCCGATCTACAAGGTCAAGATCCGCTCCTGCGCGGCCGCGCGCGCGATCACGACGGATTACCGGATGATCGACCTTCACCGAGCCGACACGGCCTATGCGGTGATCGAGGTCGATGCCATCACGGACCCGATGTGGGTCTATGTGGTGGTTGAGGGAGGTAAGGCGGCATGAGCGCGGACGTGGCCCTGCAGGACGCAGTCTATGATGCCCTGATCGCCAACGCTGGCGTTTCGGCGCTTGTCGGCGCTCGTGTCTTTGACAACGCGCCGGATGGTGTTGCCTATCCCTACATCACCTTCGGCCCGTCGCAGGCGGTCACCGACGATGTGGAATGCATCGACGGTGAAGAGAACTATCTGCAGATCGACGTGTGGACGCAGGAGGGCGGATCGAAGCGCGGTGCCAAGGTATTATGCGCGGCGGTGAAGAAGGCGCTCCACAATGCCGCACTAGTGCTGTCCGATCCAGTCGCGCTGGTCCTCGTGGAGGTCGAAGATACGCGCGTGATTGGTGATCCGAATGAGAAGGTCGCGCATGGCATTGTTTCGCTCAAGGCGATCACGGAGGGCTGAGAACTACTTCAGGCCAGCTTTCGCTTTGAAGATTTTGATCGTTGCTCGGCAAAACTCGACCCCGCTATCTGCAGCGGAGCCATACTTGGCCAGTGCAGGTTTTTTGTCGCCTTGGTCCCAAGCATAAACTAATGGAAGGCAGTCCAAGTAATCGCGCTGCAACTCGGCAGATTTAACCGCCTCCTGTGCTGCCTGCCGAGCCTCGCTCTCACGGTGCATCGTCGAGATGAAGAAGTAGGCTGCAATCGCTGATGCCGCGATCACGCTCGCCGCTGCTAATTTAATCATGGGGGCTCCAATGCCTGACTATGGTGCAAATCGTCTCATCGCCAAGCTGCGAAAGCATGGCGCTGCGGTCATTAAAGCTGCTGACGCTGCCGCAAAGCAAGGCGCAGACGAGACGGCCAATGTGATGCGCGCCACCGCGCCGCGCGATGATCTAGAGCTTGTTCGGTCGATCCGTGTAGAGAAAGCCGACCAGGTGATGAGCAGCAAGGGAAAATCGAGTAAGTTCATCGGCTACCTCGTGAAGGCAGGTGACGAGACGACGATCGTGACAAATGAACGCGGCGTGAAATTCCAGAACGCCAAGCTTCAAGAGCATGGCACGAAGAACATGCCGGCTAATCCGTATTTCAATCCGTCATGGCGGCGGGTGAAATCGCGGGTGAAGGCAAGAATAACGCGCCAGATCCGCAAGGCGTGGCAGAGCGGCAATGCCTAGGCAGCGCTGCTGGCTCGTCATCGAGTATTTCGAATTCATGCCACGCCCAAGCGTGGTGATGGTGTTCCGCCCGGGCGATGTCCGGTGCGGCCTGACGCGCGCGTGCCGCGAAAAGGCAGGCGATCGGATCAGGGAAGTCAGGGAATAGCCCTGTCGCCCGTCAGATGCCCTTGGGCAAGGCATATCACAAAGGAGCCACTCAATGGCTAAACCGACCTCCTATGTCGGCTCGACGGTTGCGGCGCAGCTCGAAACCTCGACGCCCGGCACCTTCGCGCGCCCTTGCGGGCTCAATAACCACACCGTGCAGTTCTCCAAGAACACGCAGGACATCGTCGTCCCGGACTGTGACGATCCGGAACTCCCGGCATGGATCGAGCGCGGCGTCGAAAGCCTCGATATGAGCGTCAACGGTTCCGGCGTCCTTGCTGCTGAGGCGGTGACCACGTGGTGGGAAGCGTTCAACAGTGGCGATAGCATCAATGCCCGCATCTATATCGGCAAGCCTGATGACACGACCAACGGTCATTATTGGGAAGGCAAGATGCACGTCACCGCGTTCGAGATCACCGGCGAGCGCGGGAACAAGGCGCAGGTCAGTGTCACGCTCGTGTCCGACGGAGAGATGACCATCACGGCGGTGACCTGATGGAGCCTATCCGGCTGAACTATCCGAGCGGAGAAGATGAATTTCTTCTCCGCATCGGGGAACTCGAAGCGCTCGACGATCTGACCTCTGACGGCGTGCTCGATCTGCTCTATCGCCTTCGCATGGGGCAGGATCGCGGCAACCTCACCTATGCGCCGGTCAAAGTGCGCGAAGTGATCGCTTGCATCCGCCTCGGCCTCATCGGGGCCGGAATGGACCGCGAGACAGCGCACCGAAAATCGCGCCAAGCCTTCGAAGATGGCGACATGGCGGAACTGAACCTTCTAGCCTTTACGGTGATCTCCCATTCGCTGGCTGCAAAAGAGCATGACCCGTTGGGGGAGGTGGAGGCGGGGGAGGAGAGCGGCCTAGATTCTCCCGCATCTACGGAAACGGGGCCGCCCTCGGGTTCACGCCGTCGCAAGTCAAAGAAATGACGCTCTGGGAATATTCAGCATGCATCGAGGGCTGGAACAGAGCGCAAGGCAAGGGCGCGGGCTCAGAAAACCCGCCGCTCACAGATGAGCAATACGATGCTCTCTGCGATATCATGGATGGTCTCTGATGGCAGACAATACCGCCGGAATGGAACTCCCGATCGGGGTAACAGAGAACAAGATGCTCCAGCAGCTCGCGCGCCTGGAGAAGAAGCTTCTCGATACCCAGGACAAGGCGGGCAAGGGCTTCGTTAAGGCGAATGCGGCGGCAACCGGCTCGTTTCTAAAGATGTCGAAGTCGGCACAGGCTGGCATCCAGAACGTCAGCTATCAGATGCAGGATTTGATCGTCCAGATTTCGAGCGGTCAGGGCGCCTCGCGCGCATTGTCCCAGCAGCTTCCGCAACTCCTTTCTGGCTTCGGCGTCTTCGGCGCCATCCTCGGCACGGTGGCGGGCGCGACAATTCCGCTGGCTGCCAGCTTCTTCAATACCGGCGAAGAGGGGAAGGCGCTTAAGAAGAAGGTCGACGACCTCACGAAGTCGATCGACGAATATCGCGGCGCCGTCAAAGACGCGTCTCTTCCGACTGACGAACTCGCGAAGAAATACGGGACGGCGACCGCTGCGGCTAGGGAGTTTCTGGACGCCCTCGTGAAGATCGATCGCGCCAAGACGATCACCGGTGCACAGGATATCGGGAAAGAGATCGCAAAGGGATTCGGCGATTTCGGGGGGCTGAATGGTTCGCAGGTGAGTGACCTTGCGGCAAAGGGTGTCGCCGGGATCAAGCGTGAGCTTCAGGACGTGGCGCGGCAGTTCACAGTCGTGACCGACGCGGCGAAGCGGCTCGATCTGTCGAACCTGCAGGCGAGCCTGCAGGGCCAAGCAAACGACGCGGAAGCGATCGCGAAGGCTATCGAGAAGATCCAAGACAAGCTAGGCCTGTCGAAAGAGGCTGCAACGCAGTTTGCGTCTGCTTTGGCCGATCTCGCTCAGGCGAAAACGGTTGGCGATCTGGTCAGTGCATTCTCGGAGATCAAGCAGCAGATCGAAGCCGCATATCCGGACATCAACAACATGCCGACAGCTGTGGCTGATCTCTATCATCAGGCAGCCAATGCCGGTGAGGCGATGGCAAATCTCACCGGCGCCAGCGAAAGCGCTGGAACTGCGATTAGCAATGCAGCGAACGAAGCTGCGCGCCTAGCGCAAAACCTCGGTGCTGCAATGGCTGCGCTCGCTCAGGTTGAGCAGGGGATCGTCACCGCGAACCGGCGCGCGTCGAACCAGCTCAAAGTGAAGCTTGCAACGGTTGGTAATCCGGAGGGTCGAGCTGCTGGTCTCGCGCGCGAAAAGTACAACGAGGCGAGTGGCGCTGCCGCATATGCGGCTATCGCGAACGGAAGCACATCGACACTCACAGAACTTTCGCGGCGCACCGCTGCTCAGGCAGAGGCAGCGAAAGAGATCGCAGCGGCGCAAGAGCAGCTGTCTGCCGCGGAAAAAGCTTTCCAGAAGTCGCAGAGCAGCAGCGGGAAGGACAAGACCGCAAAGGATCGGCAGAAGTTCTTCGACACCGCTGACCAGCAGATGGAGAGCATGAAGCGCCAGATCGAGCTACTGGGGAAAACGAAGGCAGAGGCGGCCGCCCTCGAAGCCAAATGGAAGCTGCTCGACGAGGCCAAGAAGCGCGGGATCGATCTCGACAGCCAAGTCGCGGGGTCGGGTGAGACGGTGCGCGAGCAGATCGACCGACAGGCGCAGTCCATCGGCGACCTGACCGCGAAATACGAGCAGGCCCGCGAGCGTGCGCAGTTCTTCGAGCAGGCTCAACAGACGCTGAAGGATGGGCTCGTCGACGCGATTGTTGAGGGCAAGAACCTGTCCGGCGTGCTGGAGGATCTGGCGAAGATGCTGGCGAAGGCTGCGCTGCAGGCCGCACTGTTCGGCGATGGCCCGCTTGGCGGCAGCGGCTCGGGGCTACTTGGTGGCATTGTTTCTGGCATCTTCGGTGGCGGTTCCACCCCCACGATGCCGAAAGGTGGATACACGCTGGCAAACGTCAACAGCTTCGACGGCGGCGGCTTCACTGGCCTTGGCATTCGGTCTGGCGGCATCGACGGAAAGGGCGGTTTCCCGGCCATCTTGCACCCGAACGAGACAATCCTAGACCATACCAAGGGCCAGTCCGGCGGCGTCAGCGTCAGCATGAGCATCGACGCGCGAGGCGCGAAGGGTGGCGAGGCTGAGAACCTGCAGCGCGTAGCAGGACAGATCGTCGACCAGGCTGTTGCCAAGGTCAAAGCCGCACAGAAACGGGGATACTGATGCCGGATTTCCCGAAGACGATCATCACCGGCGTCACCCGACAGCTTGCAAGCGCCGTCACGTCCACGCAGTCGCCGTTCACGCTCGGTCGGCAGGTGCAGGACTGGGGCGGCGAACTCTGGCAGTTCAAGATCGACGTGGTACTGCGGGGCAAGAACGCGCGCGCCTTCGAAGCCTTCACCAACGCCATCCTAAACAAGCGCAAGATCTTCACCCTGCGCGACGCCCTGATCTGCAACTCGAGCCGCACCGAGGCCATCACGGTCAACGGCGCCGGGCAGTCCGGCAACCAGCTCGTCACCAGCGGCTGGGGCGCGGCTGGCATTGCGGCCGGCGACTTCTTCTCGATCGGCACGGGCGACGAGGCGCGGCTCTACCAGATCACCGAGGACTGCATCCCGGTCGCGGGCGATTGCACGCTCAAGTTCGTGCCGCGTCTGCGCTCGATGCCGAGTGAGGGTGAGGCAGTCGAGATCGCTTACCCGCAGGTGGCGATGCGCGCGATCGAGGATGTTCCGACAAGTATCGCGGTCGGCGTGATGCGCTTCACGGTCAGCGTAGCGGAGGCAGTATGAGCCGGGATATGCAGGCGGCGAATCTCGCGTCGATCGGCGATCAGATGGTGCGGATCGTCGGCTTCTTCGAGGGCGAGTTCGCGGGTGGCACGGTGCGGCTGTGGACTGGCGACATCGGCACGAACTTCACCTGGGACGGCAAGGAATGGGCCGGGGCAGGGACGCTACTCGGGTTCTCGAACATCGAAGAGACGAATGATGTCGTTGCTAGCGGGATCAGCGTCTCGCTCTCCGGCGTCCCGGTGGACATGGTAGCGATCGCGATCGCGGAGTCGGAACAGAACGCCCCTGGCACGCTGTGGATCGGGTTCATGTCTGAGGACTGGCAACTGCTGGCCGATCCAGAGTTGGTGTTCTCCGGTCTGCTCGATGTCCCGACAATCGAAGATGGGGCCGACACCTGCACGGTCACGATCAGCTATGAAAGCCAGCTGATCGACCTGCAGCGTGAGCGGGAGTGGCGCTACACGAATGAAAGCCAACAGGTGCTCTATCCCGGCGACAAGGGCTTCGAATACGTCACCTCGATTCAGAACAAGACCGTAAATTGGGGCAAGGACTGATGCGAAAACCGGATTGGCCCAGCATTCTGACGCGCGAGATCGAGGCTGCCCGTGGGCGGCCTTTTTCATACGGCGAGCATGACTGCGCGACTTGGGCGTTCGATGTTCGCCATGCGCTGATCGGGGGAGATAACCCGGCAGAGCAATGGCGCGGGCGCTACCGCACTGAGATCGGCTGCGCGCGGGTCATGAAGCGGCTCGGCTGGGAGAGCGTCGAGGCGGGCGCGCGGGCGCTCCTGGGCGAACCACTCGCATCAGTTCGGCTGGCGCAGCGCGGCGATATCGTCTTCGCAGACGGTGCGCTCGGAATTTGCATTGGGAAAGAGGCCGCGTTCGTGGGTGCGGACGGGCTTAAGGGCAAGCTGCTGCGCGACTGCGCTCTGGCTTGGAGGGTGTGATATGCCGCAGGCTGCTGTCGGTGCTCTGGCCCTTGGTGGGGCGGCTGTTGCTGCTGGTGGTGTCGGTGCCGCGCTTGCCGCGACCGGATTCATCGGAATTGCTGCCAACTTCGGTGCCTCGCTCCTTCTGTCGGCTGCCGCGTCCGCGCTCGCGCCCAAGCCTGACTTCGGGATCAAGTCCCGCGATGTCACGGTGCGAGAGCCTGCATCGCCGCGCAAGATGGCTTATGGCACGGTCCGCACTGGCGGCACGATCGTATTCTTGGAGACCAGCGGCGAGAAGCGCCTGTCCGACCAGAACCAAGACGGCTGGGTCAATGGCCCGTGGGATCTGACCGAGCTGAAGGAGTGGCTCGACAAGCTGCTCGGACCGGTTCAGGACGCGTTCGGTGGCAGTGACGCGACAGAGGAGACCTTCGAGAACCCCGGAAAGCGGATGCTGCACATGATCATCGTTCTCGCTGGTCACGAGGTCGAGGCGATCGACGAGGTCTATTTCGACGGCGAACTCGCGTTCAACGCAGATGGATCCCCAGCGCTCAACAAAAAGGGAAAGCCGAAATACGTCGGCAACAACGTCTATGCCCAGATCGAGAAGCGCCTCGGCGCGCCGGATCAGGAAGCCTTCACGCTTGTGCGCGACTACCTGCCCTATAAGTGGACGGCTGACCATAAGCTAAGCGGCTGCGCAGCGCTTGCTGTAACGCTGTATTTCGACCCGAAAAAGTTTGCCAACGGGATGCCGAACGTTACCGCGAATGTGCGCGGGAAGAACAACATCCTCGATCCGCGCACCGGCACCCGTGGTTATACCGATAACGCGGCGCTCTGCCTCGCAGATTACCTTGCAGACAGTACCTATGGGCTCGGCGCCGAGATCGACGACCCGCGAGGCACCAACGAAGATGAGCTGATCGCGGCCGCGAATGCCTGCGATGAGGTGGTGGCAACCGTCGATGACGCGACCGAGACGCGGTACACGCTCAATGGGATCGTCGACACCAGCCAGACGCCGCAGACAGTCATCCGCGCCATGCTGACCTCGATGGCTGGGCATGCAGTACGGCGAAGCGGCCAGTGGTATGTGCTGCCCGGTGTCTATCGCCCGCCCTCGATGAGCCTCACGGACGGGCAGGCGACAGGTTCGCTCAAGCTCGTGACACGGCTTTCCCGGAGCGACAACTTCAACTCCGTCCGGGGCACATTCGTCAGCCCGGAGAATGACTGGCAGGTCGATGATTTCCCGGCTTACGAGAGTGCCGCCTACCTCGCAGAGGATCGCGGCCGGAAGTCGTGGCAGGATATCGAGCTTCCCTTCACCATCTCGGCGTCAATGGCCCAGCGGATCGCGAAGATCGAACTCGAGCAGGCGCGCCGTCAGATGTCGATAGAGTGGCCTGGGAACCTGAGCATCATGCAGGTCGGTTGCGGTGATGTCGTGAGCGTCACGCGCGATCGCTGGGGCTTCGATGGCAAGCCATTCATCGTGACGGGCTTCACCTTCGAGAAGGCGGACAACGGGTTGATCCCGAGCTTGCGGCTGGCTGAGACGTCTCCGCTTGTCTACGACTGGGACTCGAACGAGGCGCAGATCTACGCCGCGGCGCCGCGCACCTCGCTGGATGATGCGTTCGACGTCTTCCCGCCGGGCATCACCGATGTCACCGAGAGCCTCTACGCAACCCGCCAGAACGCGGTGAAGGCGCGCACGGCAGTGAGCTGGTCGGAGAGCCTGAGCGGGAGCGTCGATCGGTACGAGCTGGAAGGCAGCCTCGACGGTGGCGAGTATGGGCTCCTTGCGATCACGCCAAACCTCACGGCGAGCATCGACGACATCACCCCGGGCAACTGGAAGTTCCGCGTCCGGGCAGTGACGATCCTCGGCGCGGATTCCGATTGGTCCTCAGTGGTGACGAAAAAGATCACCGGCCTCGGAGACGAGCCTGCGGCGCTGGTGGACGCCACGCTTCAAGCGGCTGGCGGTCTCGCAATCCTGAAATGGGACCTGCACGCGGATCTCGATGTGCGCATCGGTGGTCACATCGTGATCCGGCATTCGAGCAATGCCGTCCCCAGCTGGAGCAACTCGGTTTCCGTGGATGAGGTGTCCGGTGCTCAGACGGTCGCGTTGGTGCCACTCGTGCCCGGCGCGTACATCGTCCGAGCCCGCGACAGCTCCGGCATCCTTGGGCCCGCGACGACGCTGATCGCGATGGGCGTGCAGGCCGTGCCGTTCACAGCGGTCGGCACGCTGCAGGAGGACGACACTTTCACCGGCACGAAGACTGCGTGTGGGGTCGTCTCTGGTGCGCTGCAGCTTTCGTCCGGGGAGCTGATCAGCTCCTTTGCATCAATCGCTGCACTGCCGTCGATCGCATACCCGACCGGAACGGTCGCGGGGCAGGCGACATATGAATTCGCGAACAGCTTTGACTTTGGGGCTGTGAAGACCGTTCGACTGCGTCGCGAGATCGATATGGCGATAATCAGCCTCACGGACAGCATCGCCGGGCGCCCAGGCAAGGTGTCTACGTGGTCCTCGATTGTTGGCGCAGGTGGCGCGGACGCAGATGCATGGGTCGAGGTCGCCCTGACCGACGACGACCCCGCAGGAACGCCCGTTTGGGGTGATTGGAAGCTTGTCGAGAATGACGAGATTACTGCACGCGCGGTCAAGGCGCGCGCTCAGATGAAAACGCTTGATGCGAAATACACGCCACGGATCTCCGTGCTGCGTCTACATGCTGACGAGGTAGCATAATGTCCCAAGTTCCGAACTATGCCGTCGAGGACAGCGATGGCGCGATGTTCATTGCGCAACTCAACGATCTGTTTTCAGCGGTCAAAACACTCAATGCAGGCGCGACGGAGCCCGCCGACCCGTCTCCGTCGATGCTCTGGGCCGACACGAGCACGAGCCCTCCCGCCATCAAGGTCAGAAACGATGCCAACACTGATTGGGTAGATGCCCTGCAGGCGTTCGGAATGTCTAATAATGGCCAGTCTCTGGCCAAAGCGGCTACCTATGCGGCAATGCGCACGCTGTTGGGACTCAAGACGCTCGCGCTCTACGATATCCAAGGTCTCAGCAAGGGGGTAACGACCGCCTCTGTGAGTGATGGGGTTCAGGCGAGCTCCTATTCGCCTTCGCCGGATACCGGGAACATGCGTCACATCACCAACGGCGGAGCCTTCACTTTCAACGCGCCCATCTTCGCCAATGAATACACGATGGTCATCGAGGTGACGAACAACGCGACCGCAGGGGCGATCACCTTCGCTGGTTTCGACAAGGTGAACGGAGAGAGTGATCTCACTACGACAGATGGCGACGTGTTCATCATCTCGATCGCGAAGACCAAGAACAAGGTGATCGCCAACATCGGGGCCGCCCAATGAGCTTTCCTTTGTCTCCTCTTTTCTTACAGGGCAAGCGTGGTAGCTCTTCGGTATTTCTCGACCCGTTCATGACCACCTCGCCTGCTGCAGACTGCCGAGAGGGTGACCTCGTGATCGTGGTCAACAAGAAGGACCAAGGCGGTTCGCCCCCGGGTCTGCCCAATGTGCCATCCGGATTCACCTCGATCATGGCGATCTCGGCCTCCGGAGGCTCGCCCACGACCTATTACCTCACCATGCGCATGAGCTACGGGATCATTGGAGCGAGCGGTTTCCCCGCCGTTCCAAACGATTTCGTGAGAGCCTTTGTGCTTCGTCCGGCCAAACCTACGGCTGCGCCTCTTGCTGTCGCGAGCATTGCTCCCGGTACAGTTGACCTATCAGGTTATGCGAAGCCGATTGCGGCGTTCAGCTGCTCGATGCAGAAGAATTCGCTTGTTGCCGCCAGTACGCTTTCCGGTGGCTCTGGAGATCTCAATCTAAGCTATGCCCAGGCCTACAGCGGGCTGTCCATCAAGTATCGGATGCAGTTTTTCGTCGGCGGCGCGGCCTATACGCTGGACCCTGCAACGTACACCCTCAGCGAGGGTACGCCGGACGTGATCTTTGGCTCTCCGCAGGGCTACGTCGAGACATTTGCCGTTCACAACGCGGCCTGATCCCACCCCACAACCAGACGACGACATCCCGCCACAGGCGGGCTTTTTTGTGCCGAAAGGGGGCATGACGTGATGACAGAAGACATCCGGCCACGGATCGAAAACAGCGAGCGTGGGATCACGCTGAACAAGTCGTTGGCGTGGACCATTCTCACGGCCCTCATTGCTGGAGGGTTCTGGGTCGGCTCGCAGGTGACGGCGCTGCAATCCATCACGCAGGACAACAAGGCCCGGTCAGCTGACCAGAGCGCCGAAATTACCGTCATCAATAACCGTCTTCGCAGCATCGAGACACAGCAGGCCCGCAGCGACGAGAAGTTCTCGAACATTCTCGGCTACCTAACGCGCATCGACGCCCGTCTCGAGCGGATTGAACAGGGGAAGTGAAACCATGAAACTGATCTCCAAAGAGGAGCGCCATCGCGCTCGCATCGGCTATTCCTTCGCAGGCATTGTGCTCACGCTTTGCGCACTTCTGACGCCTGTCGTGAGTTGGAGCTGGCTCGGCTATCAGCTCGACCCGAATGCGGTGTTCTTCATTGCGCTCGGCTTGCTCGTTTTCTCCGCAGTAGGGCGCTTCATTGCGCAGCCGCAGGGCTTCTGGGCAAACCTGTGGCGCATCGGACTGATGGTCGTGATCATGGTTTTCGCGATGGCGCACTTCGCCGCCGCCGAGGTGTATCGACCAGCGGGCCCCCAGCTCTCGCCCAGCCAATCAGCGATCGCGCCCGGTGCATCCGTCACTGAGCATCAGATCATCATGCGCGCGTTGCCAGAGATCAAGCGGCACGAGGGCGTTCGGCTCACCGCGTACCGCGACCCAATTGGCATTCCTACGATCTGCTCCGGCACGATCCGTGGTGTCAGCATGGGAATGACGATATCTGCCGCCGACTGTGACCGGCTGATCGCATCCGAGGCCACGGAATACTGGCGCGGCGTCTCGCGGGCGATGACGCTGGAGACGAAGCGGCTGCGGATCAACGTGCCGCGTGGGGCGGCATGGACCGATTTCACGATCAACGTCGGCATCGGCGCGGCGAGTAAATCTACTGCAATGCGGCGGTTGAATGACGGGAACGTCACGGGTAGCTGCAAGGCAATGACCTGGTTCAACAAGGCGGGTGGCTTTGTCTGGGTCGGCCTCGTCGTCCGGCGCGACGACAATTACGACATGTGCATGGTGGGCGCGTGATATGGCTCGCCAAGAACTGGCGTCTGGTAGCGTCGCTCGGTCTGCTCGCCACCGCGTTCGGCGCGGGCCTGTGGGTGCGTGACGCCTTCTGCCGCGCCAAGGTGGCCCAGATGCAGGCGAACGCAGCAGAGGCCACGTCAGCCGCCCTCCGGGCCGAGCGGGTCCGCACCGCCCATGCAATCGCCGAGGCCAATGACAAAGCGCGCCAGCTAGCCGACGCCGAAGCGGCGCTGCTCGCCGCTCGCGATGCCCGCGCCGCAGCCGAAAGGAGGCTCTTCGATGCGCTTGATGCTGACCCCGGTCTTGATGCTCCCGGCCTTCCTGGCAGCGTGCTCGACCAAATCCGCGGACATTGGGCCCAATGAGCCGCTGGCGCAGATCCGCGTTGAAGTCCCTGCAGCGGCGCGCGTTCCGTGTCCGGCGCCAGAGACGTTTATGGCGGCAGGCGGGACGCTACGTGCAGACGCTGTGACGATCACGCGGCTCGGGGACGCGTTGACCGACTGTGAGCGGCGACGGGCGCTGGCGGTGAGTGCGGTGAATGGGTGAAACAAGAGGCGCTCCGATGAAAATATTCCAGGACGTCCTGCCACACGCAGCAAAACATCGGGATCAAGAACAAAAGAGCAGCCTTCATGTCGACGGCCCGATATCGACGTACCAACGCAAGCAGAGCGCGATCTGGACGAAGCAGGGCTGAGGCGGGGGTATGAGCTCAAAGCGACAAAGGGGGACCCCGAATGATTAATGCTCTCGCGAAAGCCCACCCATAAACGCACTTTTCCGGTAAGCTGAGGCAGACGGTTGCGGTCGGCAAAAAGGTCGACCATCTCAGGCGAGCGATAAACTTGTCATCTCGGCCAACAGCTTGTGCTGAGGTGAAAGCCTCCGATAATCCCCATAGATTAAGTGATTCTTTGAGAGGAAGTTATGGCCAGAAAGCTGTCGATCAGCGTGCCCGGAATCGGGAGCTTTAGAGCTTCTAGTAAGAAGGCGCTGATCGCGCTCCTCGTTCAAGAGAAAGAATTTTGGGAGAGCCTATTTCCAGAAGGGGTTCCCACCCGTTTCAATGATCACCATCGAACGAGAACCGATGCACTTCAATATTCGAAGGTTATTTCGACTGTGGAGGAAAGTTCAGTCGACGAGTTAAGGTCAGACGTAAGTCTGATGGGAGTAAAAGTGTTTCCACCCAGAGGCACTGCAATGGGTAAGGTGCTCGCGATACTGAGTTCGAGCGACAATCCAAGATATAAATTTGTGATAGCGAACGTCATGACCGCTCGATTGCGTGTTTCGGAAGGGGTCCCTAGAAATCAGATTACTGGAGACTTTGAGCAGAACATGCTGACAGTCTCACAGTCCATCGAAGCGCTCGCTGACGTCGTCGAAAATTTCAAATCGTCGCTCTTCCTTAGAGAGCAAGAGAAACTAGTGAAGTCTCTCGTTGAGAACATCAGCCTCGATCAGGTGGCGGCGACGGAAGCATCTCTAAAATTATCAACTTTCTCTTCTGAAGAAATAGCTCGCAGACGCGCTGAGACGTCACGATTTCGCAGGATCAGGCTTGCGATTGCGGACCGATATAAAGCCAGAGGGGAAGAACTGGTGGCCGACTGGGATGGGAGGTTTCGTGATGCCCATGACCGGTACATAAAAAAGCTCCAGTTCGAAGCTCCCGTGACGCTGTGGAAGAGAGAGAAAAAGAGACACACTTGGCGGTCAAATGTGGCTCTTTTTTCGTTCATCTTGGTTCTCATCCTAATCATCGGCGCAGCGACTTGTGGCGTCATCGCCTATGGTGACACGATCGCAAACAGCTTTCATCGCAACAGCTGCTCTACAGCGGATCCTTTCGACTGCCGCGACATCCTCAATGCGAAGGGTCCGCTAACGGTTGGGGTTATTTTGCTCGCTGCTTCTATGCTGCTCTGGTTGATGAAAATCCTCAATCGAACTTACAGGGAGGCGGGCCAGCACGCCGAGAATGCAGCAGAGCGGAAGGCGTTCGTGGAGACCTATCAGGCGATGATCGAAAGTGGACAAGTCCCTGAGGAGCATAGAGCTATCATTTTGAACGCTGTCTTCCGACCCTCGAAAGATGGTCAACCGGTCGACGACAACAGCGGCTTAGACGTTTCCGCCGTAAGTGCCATCTCAAAGATCCTCCACGGCGGCCGGGTTTGATTGCTGCTACTATCTGTGAGGCTAACTACACGCCGCGCTGAATGGATTGGGCACCGAGGCTGGAAACCGAACACAAGCGGAATTCAGACTCCGACGGATCGGCGCCGGATAGGAGCGCACGGGTTTCGGAGAGACCAGGTCAATCTTCCATCCTGCCAGCCGGAGCCGCGGGCGGCGCACAATCTCCCGGTGCTTATTATAGGAGCTAGAACGCATGTCGTGGATTGCTGAGAACTGGGCTGACCTATCCGCCGTGACCGGGCAGCTTCTTACCGTCGCGGGCGCGGCATGGGCGGTGCGATCGCTTCTACGGCTGACCCCTGACGCGGCGGTTGCGATGTGGAAGCAAGCGGGTGGGCTCAGCTCAGTTGATGATCGAAAGATCAGGGATCTTCCAGCGGTACGACAGCTACTCAGCGACGCCTCAAATGCGCGTTGGGGCGTTGCGCTGGCGGCTGTTGGTACGATACTGCAGGCCCTTCACCCCATAGCCAATCTGGTCCACTGAAAGAAGGTTGCGATGAAGCCCTCCGGGATTAAAGTCGAGCGCCGCGAGGACGGCACGCTATACGTCGCGAAAGAGACCTGGTCGGACACGATCCCGGCCGACATGATAGACCACTGGATCGACTGGTACGCGCAGATGCACAAGCAGCACGGATATGACGGGTATCGCGAGATGTCCGAAGCTCTGCGAGCGGCGACTGTGCGCTGATGGGGAAGTTTCACGTCTGCCACCGCATCGTCATCCGCGACGAGGATGACCGGATCGTCTCGGACGAGCCCTATGACAACTTCATCGAGGGGAAGGACGCGTTTGATCGGGTTGAGGCAATGCCGGGCCAGACCGTCGCGCTGCAGCACGGGGCGAGGGTGATCTTAAAGAAGTTCCGGTGAAGTTGACGCCGTGGCGCTCGTATTTCATCGATGATAGTTTTGATGACCGCACCGTGAGGCAAGTGGGTCTAATCAATATCTACCGCAGCGGCATCTCAGAGAGCTCCGATTTTTTCTCGACATTAAAGAGCCGGCTAATCCGCTTCCGCCAGACCTAACTTCCTAGCAAATTCGATGTCGTAACTCAGGACATGTTCTTGGAATTCTTTGAGGAAGACCGGCTCGCGTTCTTGTTGCTCTTGGAACATTTTCTCAACGGCGGGTAATGCGTTTTCTGGGTCCCAAGATGTCACGTACCCCTGATGGTCCTTTGAAGAAGACTTTTTGAAAAGCCTTGCATATCGCACTGGCGTGATCCCGATGAATTGCTTGAATGCGACGCGCTGGGAGCAAGGATCCGTCGAATCAACCTCAATAGAATCGGGGTAAAGGTGGTTCACAAAGCTCTTCGGATAAGGTTCCAAGAAGACTACAGATGTAATTCCGCTAGCGACGATGTGCTTGGCACAATTGTGGCAAGGGAAAGTTGTGCAGTAAAGGTTAGCCCCTCCAATAGCTGCGCCATTGCGAGCCGCACCTGTTATCGCGGCCATTTCAGCATGTACGGCTCGACCGAACTCCAAGGATGACATGACCTGGGTCTTTTTGAGTGGGGCATCATCTCCATCGAGATACTTCTTTTCTATCTCTTGGGCCTCAATCTCCCCATCCTGTAACTCGCCGTGGTCGCGTAACTTCTCTACTATTTCGATCACCATCTGGCGCTTTAGAATTGTATTTACGTCTCGACCGAGGGCGACATCTCGAGCGTCGACGCCATCTTCAGCCCAGTAAGTCCCACCAAAAGCTTTTGGCGCCTCGTTGAAGCCAGTTGCGACTATATAGCCTTCTTTCTCGATGGCCGCTCCCACCTGCCTCGCGGTGTCGCAGGATGTTAGAGCAACATTGGCTGCAAGGTTCTGAAAAAATTCCGACCGGGTAGGGGAGACCTTGGGGTCTTGAAACAGTGCCCGGAAAAATCGGTTCAGGGTTTCTTTCGCTTCTTTGGGCTTCGATGTGTCGATGATGACATCGGCTTGATGGAAAACCTTTCCCACTCGCTGTCCGAAGTCATTGTCGGCCTCAGAGTCGTCCTTCGCAATCAAGATTTGCGCGGTTTCTTCCCAGTTGCGAGCGTTAGGAGCTTCTGCATGCCCACCTGCGAATTTTTGCGCTAAACCCGCTCGGCGCAGGTCGGCGGGTTCATGGCAAGAAACAAGAATGAATTGGTCGCCATAGACCTCACGAAGTGATTTTGCTTCTTCCGGCCGTTTGATCTGGTCGACGATGTACGCGATCCCGAAATCATCGTCTTGTGGCGTCGCCTGCTGGCGTGCAAATGCGATGTTAACTACCGCCACCATGGCGAAGTAATCGTTCCGACCGGAAAGTTCTCGTAGGAGATTGCAGGCTTTTATCCTCGTGTCGAAGCGTGCTTCCGCGGGGCTATCTTGCAACTTTACGCCTACGTCGACTTCCTTGAGGTGATCGGTGAGCTTTATGACCCTAGATTTGTAGTAGAGGCTGTGCAGCTCTTGCTTCAGCCAGCTGGATACCTCGACAGTGTCCACGCCGATTCGACCGACGATGCCGATAACAAGCTCTGGAGACGCGACAGACATGATATCACTTTCAGGTATGATTTTCTAGATTTCAAATTCTTCTAGCATATGCTTTCTGAGACTACTCTAGGGAGTCAACTATGAAAAATGAAACCACAGGACAGACCGCAGTGACCTTCACTTCAGCATTCAGGCATGCAGTGAAGCAATATGATAATTTGAGTGCCTCCAAGAAGGAGGACATAAGAAGGACGAAGGCTCGTCTCCAGCATCGTCAGGAGAAAGCCAAGGAGTTTGCTTCGGCTTCCTGA